TGTTAGCGCCCTTTTCCAATTGTGAAGCTTTGGCACCAATGATGACTGTGACGGGAGCAGCATGATAATTAACGATGTCAGCGATGTCAGTAGCAGTCTCGTTATAAGTACGGTTAATATTAATAATGTCATGACCGTCGCTAAGACCCCAAGGGCTACCACTAACGCGAACATTTGGAATATGAACAATGGGAATAGTACCAAGCGGGTTAGGGCGAGAATCAATAAGTTCATCGTTGATGTATTCCTCAATCACATCTTCTGTAAGAATTTCAGTGTAAGTAAATACCTGACGAGTACCTTCTAGTGATGTGCCCCAGAAACGATACTTTAACTTAAAGCGTATAAGGCGCTCGCGGTCATGTGGGTGAAACTCTGGAAAACAAAAAGCAGCATTAAGGGGAAGAATGCGAACACGTCCAGGGTGCGCCATACCTGATGGGTCAACCCATGCTTCTTCATAAGCTACCTTAATAAAGCAATCGCCAGAGACCGAACCTTGCTGGCCCATCTCCCATAAAATTGTTGCTTTGTTGTTATCTACTTCCCACACTCTTTCAAGTAGGTCAGGAACAATAGCTTCGGTCTCCTTTGGTGAGCGGAAGTTAACGCCCTTACCAAAAGTAAAGTTAATAATAAAATCTGTAAAAGCACGGTAGTAGTTAAGTACTAGCTGTGCATCACCCACCTGGCGACGATATGAGTAGTGGTGACCAAGGTACATAGCCCAGTTAAGGGAGTAGCGATTTAGACGAGGACCGTGAACTTCAAATTCTTCATCAGCCAATTCCACTAAACCTAGTGGAGAAATGGAGATAGTTAGGTCGCTAGACGCCGCCCTATAAGAGGGGGGAGAAAAATCAATACCGCTCAACTATTCCACCTTTTTCTTACATATAGACAAAGACTACCACAATTAAATAAGGTTAGCGAATACGCTCGCCGCGGATATTGGCCTTGCCAACTTTTTTAACAACCTTCTTTTTTTGCTGCTCTTCTTTTTTTTCTATCTCTTCGTGTGCGTAATCTCGAAAACGTGGGTCTACTTCTCTTTTAGAGTTGACGTATTGACCACCCATTTGATTGTATTTAGCATGAATCCAGTGACCACGGGCAGGTGAGTTTTTAGAGAACTTTGCTCCCGCTTGAGCGGTAATCATGTTCCAAAGTTTAGGATTTGCGGCTACGCGCTCTTCCGTCTTTTTTACTTCTTTACCTGAGATAAGTGCCATTGTTAATCCTTAGAAATGAGGAACCTACCCCCGCAGCTTTTCAAATATGCTGAACGGGGGTAGGAAACCTAATTAATCGTTTACTACTGCTGGGTTAGATGCTTTTTGGTTTGCACCGCTGCGAATTACGCGCTCAATGCGGTTATCTCCATGGTCAGCAAATCCGCCTGCTGAAAAATCAGTAAGGCTTGCTGGTGCTTCTACCCATGCTGCAGAACCAACGTGTGCGCGTTCACGCATTGTTTCTTCTGCTGTCTTTGTGTGAACAGGCTTGTTACGGTTTGGACGACCTGGTGCAGGTTCGTATCCATGCATTGCACCGTTAGTGAATTCGCTAGGAATGTCAGTATCAGTTGCAAGACCTTCTTCAAAACGTAGTGGGCCACGTTGTCCTGGTGTTGCAGAAGCCATCTTACGGTCGTAAGTGGTTCCTGGCTTTTCAGGGAACTTAGGTGTTGGGGCAATTGCCATTTTTTATACTCCTTATAAGGGTTGAGGACCTCGTGTAAAAGTGTCCTACTTATTGGTCGTAAAGTCAGGCTAAACGGGTAACTACCTACTGAAGAACGGGGAGGTAGATACTTCAACCGAAGGCATAGTCATATCTAAAGTTAAAGATACGGCTATTGCAAGGCTGTCCGCATAGTCATCGTGGGCATGCGCCTCATCTGGCGCATGAGCAAGGAAGTTAGGTCCTGTGAACTTAGTTTCCAAGTCTGTCATTTGTTGGTAGAAACGCTTCCAGGTCCGTAGTCGCCTTGTCTTTGCGTGTGCAGGCCAACCAACTAATCTGCGGTCAATTAAAGCCTTAAGGTGTTTCCAACGCTTTGATTGCTCTGGTTGACTACTTCCTATGGAATGTACTTCTGCTCTTGGGAGGAGGAGTTTGAGTCTTTGTGCAACCGCATCACCCACGCCGTTAGCGTCAACGCCAACAGCAAGTACGTCGTAACTCCCCAAGAAATTAACGATTTGAAAGTATTGGTCTTCCCAGTCATCACCTTGTAACTCCAGCCAGTTTAAAATTCTATGGTCAAAATATCCAAACTCATCAGGCCTATCCCAGTCAACCCAAACAACCGTGACAACTGTGGAGTCCATCTTACGAGCAGGGTCAATACCTACTACAACTGGGGAACGGTGCCAAGCCTTAACGGTTTCTTGAGATGTGTCTCCAAGCTCATCCATCATAGCTGAGGTTACGAACATACCTCGTTCCAGCAACCACTTACAGCAGTAGGACATCTGGAACTCATCTGAGTCTTCGCCAATACGCAGCATTTCTTTTTTAATGAACTTTGCGTAGTTAGCGTTGCACTTACTTACATCTCTGTAATCCCACTCAAAGTGGTTAGTGCGAATTCCTCTACCTGTCTGTCTACGCTTATTGAGTTGGATAGAACGATAGAAGTTGTTTTTATGCGTAGTAGGAGTTCCAGTCTTAACCATGGTTCCTGAGTAGTACGCAAGCATAGGAGAGATAGACTTAGATACCACGAAGTCATCTGCTTCTTGACACTCGTCAATAACAATAAGGTGGAAAGACTTAGATTCAATCTTTGCACGTGGGTTAGCTGTCATCATCATAAGGCTACTGCCAGAGTTCTTTAATTTAATTTGTCTAGTAACGCCTGGAACTTTACCTAGGCTGTCATCAATCTCAGGGTCACCTAAAATCTCTAAAGCACGTTCGCTAGTAAGCCTATTAACAGTGCGACCAAAGAGAGTTTCTACCTGACCTTCAACTGGAGCAAACATACCAATCCAGATGCCCTCTTTAAACTGACCTAATAGGTCTGGATACATCTTTGCAAGGCGTGGCAAAAGCACCATTAGCGTTGCTACGGTATTAGCAATTGTTTCAGACTTACCTGACTGACGTGCGGCTAACGCTGTTACTTCTTCACCGTCATTGATAATTACGGACTCAATGATGCGACGGGCAAGAGGCATTTGATAAGGGTGTAGCTCATGGCCTACTAAAGCGTTCATGAACTCAATACATCTATCAATTAGCTTTTTTACAAACTCTTTAGAGAGCTCATCAAGCTCAATATCTTCTTCTTCTTCAGGCAGGCCTTCTTCGAGCTCTTCCTCAGGGAAGAACTCGTCATCTTCGTCTTCTTCTAAAACAATGTTGTTGTCCATATTAACCTTAGTTTAATATAAAACAAAAAGCCTGGGTAGTTATACCCAGGACCTTTTGATGCCATCACACGGGGAGAGGAAGAGAGGCAAGGATAATTCTAGCATAACTAATAGGATAATTAAAGAGGCTTGCTCATTCTAGTGTGTAACTGGTCAACAACTGCATGTAAAGCTTCGGCTCCCTTAAGAGCTTCATTTAGGTAAACAGCGTCTCTATTTTTAGTATAACCAGAAAGGCAACGACCAATTTCAGTAATAGCTTGGTCTGCCCACATCTCTAGTTCCCCAGTTGGAATCTTAGATACTCTTCTGGCTACTTTTTCAGGAAAAGGCTTAGTCCAAGCTTCTTTCTTAAAAAAACTCATCATATGCTCCATCCTTGGGTTTCCAGGCTTCACGGCCTTTCATAGCATCAGATAGTAGCTTATCAACAGCGTCCTCGTCATCCCACATAATATCTGGGGTATGGTAGAAAACTCCTGCATATAAACCAGGCTCTGTAAATGGGAGCCTGAACACTAGGCACTTACCTTTTCTATATGGATATTCTGTCTCTTGAGTACTGCCTACCTCAATTATAGGTAAAGCTTTTCTATGCCAGTAACGAAGTTTTCCGCCGTATAGTGGTCCGTATGATTTCATATCTACTCTTTACCTGAAAATGGGATTTTAAAGTCTTCTCTTACTTTCTGTATTCTACTAGCAGTTGCTGCCGTTTGTGACAGACGTTCCTGAGCTTCTGGAGATATATCATCTGAGTTAGCAGGTCCCATTGTAGGCCACTTATCTAATCCGCTAGACGCAAGGTATCGACCAGTCGAATCTGCTACCTGTATAGCTTCCCAGTGGTTAGCACCTACATTATCGTACTGCCACTGTGTACCATCTCTAAATACAACGTACAGAGTTCTAGACCCGTAGTTATACCCTATAGCATGTGCACGTGGGCGTGAAGAATTTATTGTGTTAGCGTGACGAAACTCAGAAGGCAAGACTACTTTGAATTGCTCTTGAAAAGGGCTATCAATTAATAGTTTTTCTTGCGCTCTTAAACCAAGGTTAAGAATTCTATTCTTTTGTTCTTCGCGTTGTTTAGCGGCTAACTCTAACTTTGGGTCTGGCTTAGCCATTATTCCTCGCAACTGTGGTTCTTAGTCTCCGATTCTGTAACACGTGAAAAACAGCGTGAACAACGAAGATATTTCTCTGGAGTAAAGTTATTTTGTACTGTAGCGCCTAGTGGGTGGTTTGAACCATCATCAGAGTACGGGTCATCTTCATCAATGACAATTTTAGGCTCTCTAAAGAGTTCCCTAGGAAATGGGCCCTGTGGCTCCACCATTCGGTCAGGTACTGGATGTACCTGTATTGCTTGTCTTCTACTTACTTTCATCGGCAGGGACTTCCTCTGCCTTATCTTCAGCAGGAACGGCTTTCTTCTTAGAAGGCTTTTCTTCAACTGCTTCAACTAATGGGAAGTGACCAGAATCAGCACGTTCCTGTAACCACTTTGGTAAATCGTTGTGGCAATAATTAACTGGGTTAGTCCCTGGGTCTGCACATGTATAAGCAGCGTCTAGTTCACAATTATCACACTTTGGCTTCGCCATAATATCCTCCTAATAGTTGGAGGCGGGGGTCACCCGCCTCCTCCTATTCTACTTACTTGCGCCGATTCCGTATGCCTTATCTTTAGGATTTACGGCTTTTGCTAGAGGGCCAATGAGACCTGCAATAAATGCGTTAAGCAGAGTCTTTGGGTCCGTAATGCCGCTCATGTATAGGGCGACGACTGATGCCGCGCTTGCACGTAGGTATGTGCCAAGTGCTGCTGTTAGCTGTTCTTTGTTCATGGTTCTCCTTAGACCCCCGTGTGTGGGGGATTAATAAAAGAGTACTACTACTTCTCGGTTTCGTCTAGGTGCTGTGTAAAGCGACCTTCAAGACGAGCAACAGAGACGCGCAGGTCTACCATCTCGGCATGAATTTTATTGACGGTATCTTTCATCGAGCCCCCGCCGTTGGGCTTAAGTTCATGTACATAGTTCTTTAGGTAAGATTTTAATACCCATGATGTGGCTGTAATAATTGCTGCTCCAAAAGCTGCAAATCCAGCTAGTGTTCCAGCCCACTCTGCTACTGACATATGTCTCTCATTTTCTAGTTTAAATTAGAATGTAGATATATGTTGTCCATTACGCATATACAAATGCGGAAATACGTGTATCTATTAAATACGTAAATACTTAATTTGTCTCAATATAAAAAATATATTTACTTCGGCTTGACTCTCGCTGTAACACTGTGGCACTCTAGTTCTTGAAAGGCTCCAGTAATGGAGCCTTTTGCTACTGAGAGGAGCAGAAATGTTCAATATCAGAAAAGAAACAATGGATAAAGTGGCGGTGTTTTCAATGTATGCACTGTTAATAGGGGGAATACCTCACACGCTAGCTAATGCGGATGAGAAAGTTCCAACTGTGACAGTACAAGAAATCGCTGTGGACCCACTAGAGAAGTACAAAGGAGCAAAAGAACTGTCAGATACAGAATTAGTTGACCTGCTTAGAGCGGTTGGTTTTGAGGGAAAAGCTCTCAAGGTCGCCTACGCGGTTGCTAAGAAAGAATCTAACGGTCGCCCCTTAGCCCACAACGGAAACGTCAATACAGGCGACAACTCCTACGGGATGTTCCAGATTAATATGCTGGGAAGTCTCGGAGAAGACCGACGGGAGAAATTTGACCTCAAATCAAATAAGGAACTTCTGGACCCCGTGACTAATGCGCAAATTGCGCACTACATGTCAAACGGAGGCTCAGACTGGTCCTCCTGGAAAGTATACCCAGGCCAGAAAAATGGAGAAAGATACGAGAGCTTCCTAAGGGAGTTCCCAAACTAATATACCTTTAAACTAAAAAGCCCCCAGCCAATGGCTGGGGGCTTTTTGCTTGGGAGTTTATTATGCAGCCCAAGGTGTGATTGTAATTGTTGCTGTTGAAAGAACATTTGCTGTTGCTGCTGCAACTGACTGT